AGCGTACGCAGAGTTAATATCATCATAGCCTTCCATGATGACGTCTTCATCAACAAATACGTTGCCTTCTGCCAACCTTACATGATGGCCTTTATACTTCAGCTGACCTTGAACTTTGAACTTCGATAGGTTCATTCTTGTTCAGCATCCTCTTCGGCTTGTGTTTGTGGCGGGTTAAACATACTGTTAGCGACGTGTGCACGTAAACCTTCTAACTTATCAGAGATCTTTTGTGACATCGCTTTATCAAAAGTCGATTCGATGCTTAAAGTATCTCCTGCGATCAGCGCATCAACCAATTCACGTGTAGCTTCTGTGCTCATTTTGTTTCATCCTCTTGTGTCATCTTGTTAACTTCAGCTTGAGCATGACCACGCACCAAGGTTTGGTGAACTTCGTTCCCAAGCTCAGACATGTTATGCTCTTCGTTCTCGTCTTCAATCTCTTTGATCTCTTCGTCGTTGAGACGAAGGATATTCTTCTTAACCCATGTCGGAGAGTAGTACTTACCAACGAATGGGTCTATGGCTTGTAACAAGTTCAACCTTCCCATCATCATCTCGGAATCTTTTAACTCCGAGAAGTGGTTATCCTTGATGAAATCGAACCTGATGTCTTGACTAAGATCATCCCACTCTTCGGGTCGGATGATGCCTTTACATATGAGTTGGATTCGTAACGCATCTAAGAATAGGTGCGAGAACTTCTTACGTATACGTTGGATAAACTTCGTGAACTTGATCTCGTCGCGTGTTATCTCAGACGATCTACCCACGTTGAACGCGGTGTCATCCTTTAGCCTAGATGACGGTACGTTAAGTGCCTGGTATAGTTTATTCTGGAAGAACTGTATGTCTTCTATCTGACCTAAGGTCTGACCACCTTGTAACGTGGTGATCTCTGTACCTTTACCACCTTCTCGACGAGGCATCCAAAAATCTTCCATCATCGATAGGTGCTTACGATCGTCTCTTACCTCTCCGGTACTCGCGTCATACACGACCTTGTTGCGAAACTTATTCATCAGGTCGTTGACGTATTGTTCGGCCTTAACCTTTGGTAAGTTACCAACGTCAATGTAGAATATACGCCTCTCAGGAGCTCTACTGATACGATAGATCACTAGAGCATCTTCCATCATCTTCAGCTGATTGACTAACTTGATGGCTTTATGAAGGTATGATAAGCTTAATCCAGTGTTGGCATCTTGTAGTCCTGAAGGCACGTATATCACTGAGTCTAAAGGCAACTTGATGCCCTTAACGTCTCCTTCTGCGATGCCTTTATCGTTATAGATATAAAACTCTTCGATAGTCTTTACGATATCGACGCCTTTATCGTTACGCTCTTTCTTGATGTTCTTTATCTTACGTATCTTACGTGGATCGATATAGCGTAACTCTACTATCCCGTTTTGGATGTTCTTCTCATCTATCAACACGTGGTAGTATATCCTACCGTCGATGTACCAGTTACGGAATATATCATGCCCCTTCTTCTCAAACTTTAACAACTTAAGTATAGAGGTAAACTCTTCGCTCATCCTCTTCTTGATAGATGCTGATACCTTAAGGTTGTCAAGTACCAACTCTACAGGAGCGTTATCTTCTTCTGCGATGATCGCCTCATTGGTGACGTCATCGATAGCTGAATCACAGTCTGGGTATTGTGCAACTTCCCTGTAGCGACGTATCAGATCATTCTCAGACCTGATAGTCGCCTCAAGGTTGACCATCTGCGCATAGTAACCTCCAGCAGACGTGACGACTGTAGACCCATCTTCCAGTTCTGGAACTATGGGTGTCTTCTGCTGCTCTGGAGTAACAGACTTCTTGCGCTGGATCTCAAAACCAAATATCTGCATAATTTAACTTTTCAATTATAGTTCGATGTCGATGCTGATAAACCCTCTAGCTTCGGTCGTCGTCCAATAGTTATACGTGAAGGTGACGTCAAACGTCTCGATTTGGTTTACCGTATCATAGTCTAGTGCGATAGGACCGATCTCTGTTGGGTATGCATCGATAAATTTATATGTCTTCAGTGTAGCGCCGTTACGATCTAGCTGATGAACAAGAAGATCTACTTGGTAGTCTCTTGGGTTGGTACGACCAGTCGTATCATCGAGCTTCTGTACTCCATCTGCCCATTTTTCCATCGCGTTGCGGATAGCGAAGTTTGTCTCGTTATAGACCGTGATGGTCCATGGAGCAAAGGTACGCTCGCCCGCGATGTTAACTACACGACCTCTGTAGTTTACAGGCATGTTCTCGATGGTAGAAGCTGGGATCTGCGCAGCTTTGCAGAGGAACTGTGACGCAGCTCCTGTAAACTGCGAGACGGCAACATATGAAGGGAAAGCCAGCTCAACCCTAAACTGGTTAGCGCGTGCTCCACCTCCACTTAGCTGTGCCTTAAAATCTGATATTCTAGCCATTTAATGACTCCTTACTTTTTCCGTTACAGGTATTTATATAAAACTTGGGGATTTCTCCCCAAGTTTACTTACGCGCCAATCTCTTCGAAGCTGACCGAAGAACGTGCAGCAACGAATGTCAGGGTGATGAAGTTGATCGAACGGTTTGGCTTGATGAAGATGTCAGCAACAAACTCGTTACGATCGATGACCTCACCGGTATTGTTCGTCTCATCGCAGACTACCTTGAAGTCTACGATACCCCTTCTACCTTGTACGTCACGGAGGAACGGCTCGATCAGGTTACGGAACTGAGCACGGGTAAAGCTGTCGTTGAACTCAAACAACTGATACTTAGCAGCTGTGGCGATAGCTTTCTCGAGGACGATGAACAGACGACGTACGTTGATACGATCAAACGCTGAAGGCTTAGCAAGCATCGTCTTATCGCCGTAAAGCACGGTGCCTTGACCTGGGAAGGTTACGACTGGGTTGATGCCGTTCTTGTAAAGTTCATCACGTTGGCTCTGGTTAGGGTTATAACCTAACTTTACTACGTTCTTGATCTGACCGCGGTTGAAACCACCAGGAGAATACCACGTATCTGCTGTAAGGTCAGTACGTGCGCAAAGACCTGCGGTATCAGCGTTTAGTGTTACCCAACGATACTTGTCATTGTAACGGTCATACTGATATTTCCAACCAGAATCGATGACAGCGAATGAGCTGCTTGTATTTACTGAATTCTTGTAAGTAACAGCAGCTGTAACAGCATCACCAGCTTGGGTCGAGGTGATCCATGGGTTACCGCTGGTGTTGCGAGGAGAGATGAATACCATGCAATCTTTCCTGACTTCAGCAACGTTAGAGATGATGTTGTTTGCGGTCGTAGCAGACACGTTTCCTGCAACGATCAAAGACACATCATAGTCGTCAACGTTGGCGAACATAGCATATGCATTTTGCAGAGGAGAGTCTCCAACTGTAAAGTCATCAGCACCTCCATTCAATGTATATTGACCTGCTGTACCTTCTCCCATCACATCCATCGATTTACTTCCAATCACGGCAGTAAATGCGCTTGCTGGGACTCCCCAGTTAACCTTCATCTTACGATCGATGTTGCAAGATACGTTATTCTCATTAACAACGGCCGTTGAAACTAGGATCTCATATGATGCGATAGTTGGATCTAGTTGACTTACAGGGATAGCGTTAACTGCAGTAACAGTATATTGACCATTGTTTGATGCACTACCTGTGACGACGATCTCGACTGGAGTATGGGCGTTATCCAAGTATGTCTTAAGGTTAGCTAAGCCTGTAAATTCTCCCACTGCTGCGCAGGTGATCTTACTTCCAGCAGTAACGAAACTTACTAAACCTGCGCTTACTACAGATGATGAAACGTCTTCGTCTTCAGTATCAGTTGGATGTTCTAGAGTCCACAGATAAGAAGAGTTTTGGTTGATATAAGTCTTATAGTAGAAGTTTGTACCATCAGAACGCTGAGCGTCTGTGATCTTTGAAAGGTATTCAAATTTTTCGAGCACTGATCCTGGAACACCGCTAAAAGAACCTCTGCCGTTATCGATGACTACGACGTGCAACTCATCGTACACGTTTGGACCGATATTGCGAGCGGCAAAGTCAGAAGTTCCTGGTTGACCAGGAAGAAGCGCTTTCACGTCGGCTGGGATAGTTTCCCAGTTGCCGCGATCTACTAGGTATACCCTAACTCCGTTTGCTCTTGTACCGGAATACTTAGCTGCAAAGGTACCAAACTCTTCGACGCCTTCAGAAAAGTTTTCTAAGTAATGGTTAGAGTTCTTGATCTTAACTCCACCTACAACTGTTGCTGCAGGAGTCAATACTGCAGTTGTGCCTGCCGCAGGAGGTGCTACCGTGATAGTAGGAGTCGCAGTATAACCGCTTCCTGCATTACTAACTACAGCTGTACCTACTTTATACTTCGTGGTGCCATTATCATCATATGACGTCATCGTGATGGTTACAGTTGCTTGGACTCCACCCGCGATGTTTGGAGCACTAACCGTAACAGCTGGAGGTGTCGCTGACGTGTAACCAAGACCTTGGTTCGTCACGGTAACTCCTGCTAAACCGCCAGACACTGTAGAAGTCGCATTCTTAAGACCTACTGCATCTATACGATTAACATACATCGTATTAGCATATGCTAAGAAGTTTGCGGCTGAGAAGAAAGACTGATAGTTACTATCAGTAGGCGCACCAAACTTTGCAACCAGTTCGTTCTCTGACGACAAACGAATAGGAAACTCGATGGGGCCCCAGGAAAACGCACCAGCGTATGCACCAGCCGATGACGATACGGCTGGAACAATTGACGAAAAGTCTTTTTCGACTACTGCTACGCCTGGGCTAAGTTGTGTAGGCATTTTGCACTCCTTATTTTAATTATCCAACCTTCTGGAACTTTTATTATTTATAAAAAGGTATGTTTTATGAAGACAATAGCTGCCGTATGGAAGCTTGTTCATCCGTCTCTCGACCGTCGTTATAAAAGCCAAAGGGCGTTAGTTGTTCCTCTATCGCTCTCATATGGTTTTCATAGATCGCTTGTCTGATATTTATATTACTCAAATCTTCAAAATAATCGCTGCTTGACGCCCAAGCAAACAGTACTAGACACATCACCAAGTCATCATGGTAACCTTCATCAGCGCAATACGAGTCCTTCTTCTCTATGAAAGTAGAGATCTCGGATATGATATCGACGTCATTAACCAGAAGTTTCTTATTTTCTACCAAACTCTTAAGGTTGAAGCATCCCAACCTCTTAGTCTTCTTATCTGTATAGACACCGAGCTGTGTCTTACCTCCTCCAAACCCAGCTGAAACTGACTGACCCTTCGTATGACGGGTAACGAACAGTATGTTCTCATACTCCATGTCACCGTGCAAGATCTGGGCAACCTGCTCTCCAGCATTCAACTCTATCAACACATGTGCGTTGTTATACTGAGTACCCAACTTATATATCACGTTTGGAAACAACATCGGCGGTATCTTGTTATTCTTGTATTTCGCGACGACGCTGTATGGAGTCTGACTTATGTCTACCACCACTATAGCCGAGTTGTCCATCTCGACACCTTTAGCAGGATCGACAGTCATGACGTAGATATGTCCTTCTATGGGCTTTTGGTATACGTCGAGTCCGTCAGCAGAAGAAAAGTCGGGTGCCAACGGCGACATCTGCGCTATTGTGTCTGCTGCTATCAACGTTAAGCTAGAACCAAGGAACTTACATAGAACCTCTTGGTTAAACTTAAGCTCTCCAAGCAACCTACGTTGTTCTTCTGCCCACCTTTCATCTCGACCTGGTATCTCCCAGTATGGGATAAACAGGTTGATGAAGCCGTTCCTGTTGTTCTCAGCGTCGTTCCAGAACTTCCAGAAGTGGTTATATCCAAGAGGCGTAGAGCTGAGAAGGATCTTGGTCGTCTCACCCGCAGATATCGTTGGGTATACCGACGTGAAGAACTGTTCTGCGATGTTATTTGGTACGATAGCGGCTTCGTCAACGTACAGAAGGTTGACAGACTTACCACGGATACCAGAGCTTGACGTCGCGGCTGTAAACACCTTCGAACCATTCTCAAGCTCTATGTCACCCTTGTTCCATGTAGTCACACCTTGCTGCATCCACTTCGGCAGACACTCATACATGGTCTGATACCTGTTTAGTACCTCACGCGCAGCTGCAGACTTGTTTGCAAGTATGGCTACCGTCTTGTTTGATTGGAACAGCGTGTACCAAAGTATATACGCGGCAGAGGTTGTCGTCTTACCTTGCTGTCTACCTTCCATGAGTATAACCTTACGGTTCTCGTGGATTATACGGATCTTCTTGACTTGGCATTCATAAAGCTTGAACGGTTGTAACCCGTGGTCAAGCGTAACTATCATGCAGTATGTGTTGATGAAGTATACTGGATCCTCTGCACACTTCAAGTATTCTTTTACTTGATCTTCGGTGTACGAGATGTTCTGACCCGCACCTTTAAGGTTCGAGTTATTGTTGTATACCTTTAACCTAGAGAAGTCGATCAAGTTAGAACTCATTCCATAAATTTTGTGTGACGTTGCCTGTAGCAGGGTTGCCTTGTACTATGTTCTTCGCGATGTCAGCTTGACCGCTCAGGTCATCGATGTTGCTGACGTCGACCAACGTCTTCGTGATGACCTTACCATCGATCACTGGTCCAAACATGTTAGACTTGAGCGTGAAGTTGAGCGTATACGTCACGAACCTTCTTGTTTGGAAGTCTCCGTCGTAGTCATCCTGTATCGACACAGAGTTCAGGATGATAGGCACATCTATCACCAGGTCGTTCATCGATATGGGCTTGATAGACATCGTGTACTCAGGAGTAAACGTCGGCAGTATCTGTTCGACTATCTGCAGCGCATCTTCTTGTGTCTTAGATAGTACGTACAGAGATACGTCATAGTTGTATGGGACAGGAGAGTATACCTTCTTAAGTGTGCTGTCGTTGTCACCGCATGTTATGTAGTTCATGCGGTTTACCTTACGAGATGAATCATACGACATACCCGTGATCTCAAACGACATGCGAGGTAACGTAGTGTAGGTGTGGGAGTCTAAGTTGGGATCTTGCTCTACACGAACCAACCATTTTTCTTTAGGAGCGTAAGAGATAGGCACCTCAAGGGTCTGCATCACGGTGTTATCTTTCTTTCGCGCTATCTTGATGTTGCTAAACAAGCTACCGAAAGCGACGATCAGCTTACGTGTTATCTGATGGTAAAATATGTTGTTGTTTAGCATGTTACTCGCCGAACGGGTTGTTGACGTCGAAAGTTATCGCGGTCGCTTGAGACTTAAACTTATTGTTGTCACCAGCCCTTTGTTGGTTATCGACGTTGGTCTGCTTAGTCACGTCGAAAGTCTTCAACGATTCAAACTCGTCAAGAGGTTGTATGCCTGTATCGATTACCTCGGACGCGTACTGGAACAACTCAACCTCTAACCTATAGACGTATAGCTTACCTAACTGGTAGAATGGGTCTTGATGCTCGACGAACTTTATCTCGAACAGCCCATTAGTTAGAGGGAAATACAATAAGTCGCCTTCAGCTGGGCGGTTTGGCAAAGTAGCGTCAGAGTGACGACCTACGAATCGTTCCCATGTGCGACGAGCTACGGTTAACGTCGCTGACTGCTCCATCATCAAGCCAAACTTGTTGATGAATGCTCCTTGACCTTCAAACCCACTTACCGACTCGAGGTACATCTCGATAGGGTACGCGTTCTTAAACTGAGATAGCCTATCTTCGCCAAGTATATCGTCCTTCGCTATGAGGATCCTTGGTATGTAGTACATGTCTTGACCATAGACTCGTATAGACTCTATGATCAGGTCTTCTAAAAGGTA